TCTACATCTTTGGTAGAAGCTCTTTGTATTCCGTCAATCCCAATATTAACCTTGTTCGGCAACCATCTGTCCCTGCTGTTGTTGTTGCGCCATTTGCTGCGCTAATGCAGCTATTTGTTTACGCTGTTCTTCATCACGAATCAAGCTCTCTGGCACACCAAACTTTTTAGACAGGTGAATTGCAGTCTGTTCGCCGTCAATTAGAAGCTGCAACATCTCAGGGCCAAACGTCCCACCAACCAGTTCTAGGAATCTTGCTACACTAGAAATGTCTTGGTTTGCTTGGGCTTGGGCCAATGGGGATACAGAGCGAACCTTAACCTCTCTGCCATTAACTGTTGGCACTTCAATGCGGCCCTGTTTCTTAAGAATATAGATTACACGCTGCAATACTGGCTGAACTAGCTCTGCTTGCAGTCTCCCAAAAGCTGCGCCCATTCTGCGAGACAAATCTGCCATACGCTCTGCAACCTCTGTTGCAGTTGCAGGTGTGGTGTCAGGTCTCCCAAGCATATCATTATACAGCGCACTCTTAATGTTGTGGCGCATATCACTAAGAACAAGCTGCGCAACATCAAACTTACCTGCGGCTTGGATAGGTTGAAGGCCAGTTGACCCCATAGCTTTCGGTATGATTGTGCCGGGAACTAAATTTATCGTGTCAGGGTTGATTACGCCATCATCTTCCATCTGATATATACCAGAGATCGACATTTGAGCGTTCTCAAGTATTAACTGGATGGTGAGATTGGTGGTCTTAATAGAAGACAGCGCATTGATTAGCGGCCCTCGTCCATAAATTTCACCTGCACACTTAGACCAACGGAAGCAGATAAACGGATTGGAGCCAAGTCCCTTCATCTCATTGGTATATAGACAGGTGTTTGTTGTCAGGCAGATTGCATATTGAAGGAAAGCATCTTCGTTCTTCTTGGAGTAATCTCTGCAAACAACCTCAAGAACGGTTGTTTCCCGATTAGCCCCCATCATTGCTTGCACCTTCGGACTAAACTTTCCTTTGGGGTACATAATCGGAAGATGATCGAACTTAACCTTCTTGCGCTCACGATAAACGTGGTCGATCTTATCATCAGGGCCAGTGTCTAGTACCACATGGGGTAGCGGTATCGCTGAGAAGTTTACTGGATTTACTGCGTCACCTTCTTCAACGCAGAGAATACCAGTCCCAACCGCTAAGTCCATAAAGGATTCATGCACCTCTTGGCTAAAGTTTGAGTTTTGCAAAACCTCAAAAACATATTCAGTGACTTCATCTAGCTCATTATCAATGGCTTCTCTTTGATCTAATGGCACTTCACTACCTGCCATAAGATCAGCCCATCGTGCAAAGTTAGGAACTATACCTGACTGTAAGCGGCTAGCAAATTCTTGAACTCCAACTACAGCAGTCTCGTCAAAGATTTTGTCATCTCTACGCTGACCTGCTTCTTCATAATAGAATGACTCTCGTTGAGGCAGTGCATATTCATAGCACTCTTCAAAAAGAGAAACCCAGTTCTCACGAAAAGCTTTAGCTTTGTTGTACTTTTCGATGTACTGCTTTGCAATTGGATCGTCAGCCATTAGCCAAACCTACCTAAAAATCCTTGACCACCTGCTCTCATAAGCGATCTGCGACCTGCGCCACCGCGCATACCACCTCGGCGTTCAGTCCTTGACTCAATCGCTTCGGTTATATCTTCGCGTTTTTTTTCTGCTACCTTTTGAACTTCTTCTTCCTTTACAGCCTCAGCTTCAACGCGCTGTTCTGCTGCTGCTTTCTTTTCTTCCTTCTTAGGGCCACCGCCAAAGCACATAACAAGCTCCTTTGTTTTTTACATTCGTAAACACAGAAACAAATAAATCACAATGCACAAACTACATTCTTGCCCAAAACCCCTGCTTCTTAGGGCGTGCCTGCTTAGAAAAGACATCGAAACTGCGCTTTGCAACAGATACCTTTGCAGGTTTTTGTGTATTCATAAGCGCTCGGCCCTCACCTGCGCCCAAGAAAAGGTACTGTGCAGCATCGTGAACGTGGCTAAACATATTCTTGTCTGGCTTATCTGCGTACCTTTCGCCAGAAACCTCCATGCGCTTGTACGCATAGCCGCCCTCAAAGCCTTTGATTAGCTGTGGGCATCTGCGATCAATTAATAAAGCAGGTTTCCCTTCGACCATCTTAGTCAGTTGGGAGGAGACTGACTCAAGCCGAAGGTCAACGGAGTTGGAGGGTGCGGGAAAAGCCCTCAAACCTGCTCCGCGCAAGATGTGAAAAGGAGTAGATTCATCAGTCTGTGCGCGGAAATCACCTGCGGGATCGCCATAGATTATTACCTCTGACGCTGCCGCAAATCTTATAGCTAGCTCATTTCTAAGAACTTCGGCAAAACGCACGATGCCCATGTCTACCGCCACAATTTCGGATTGAATAAACCATCGCCCTCGAACCTTTTGTCCAAGCACTGCCGCAGGGGTCAAGCCAAAGTCCACGCCAACATAGACTGGCGAATTTGCGGCTACTGGTATTTCTTCTTTTGCAACGTGTACTTCTGCTGCAAACATCGGATAGACAGGTTTCCCATCTTGAATGTGGCCCAAGCGGTTCATCACATACACATCTATCCATGATTTAGTCTTACCCCTTATCAAGTTTGGATAATAACTCTTCAACATATTCTTGGTGTTTTCGGCCTTGGGATTTGGCTCGTAATCTTCTACCTCGCCCTCTTCGCCCTTCTTCTCAACCATACCACAGGGCTGCGTATAGAAAGACCAGTTGTCTGGTTTAACCAACATCTTAGCTTGCTCACGCGGTATATGATCTGGGATTGGAACTTCACCTGCCATAATCGGCCACCAGTGATCTTCTTCGGGAGCATTGGTGTCAGCAATAACACCAGTCCAAGTAGGCCCACCATCACGCATAGAAGGAAAGCGGCCCACACGCATAGTACAAGCGTCAATAATGCTCTTAGCAATTTCTCTAGCTTCATTAATCCAAATGCCAGTCAGTTCTAAAGATAACAGTTTCTTCACATCTTCGGGGCGGTCTAAAGCTAAGAAGATGACCTCAAGGTCAATGTCGCCCTTCTTGATGTGATGCGTATATGGCACTGACCAAGTAAACTTGCCCCAATCTGATTCTGGAAACCAGTCAAGCCATGTCTTGATGGTGGTGGTTCTAAGTTGAGGATTGGTATTACGAATGATTGCCCATCGGCTTTTGCGTATTCCATCTGGCCCTTTGCCTTGCTCTAAGGCGCGGCGAAACACTTCTACACAACAGCCAACAGACTTGCCAGAACCAACTGGCCCTCTTATGCCACGAAAGAATGTATCGTCTTTCATAAACCCTTTGAGAACTTCCCCATCGGGTTTGTATTTGAAGTCTATCATCTAAGTCCTTTGTTCACTCCAAAGCGGATCATATCTTCAACCACCTCTGGCGCAATGCTGTCAATCAGCTTGTCGCACTCATGGTCTGTAACAAAGTGGTGTCCAAACTTTGCAATGACGCTTGATAGATGAACCTTGCGAACAATGCCGCGAAGCATATCGCGGTCTTGTTGGGTAATCGTAGAAGTAAAGCTCACGTTCTATACTTTCTTACTTTGTCAGCAATTGCTTTCGGTTGAGCCACAAACTGCTTACCCTTAGCCTTGCCCTTTCGTTTAGCTCTGGTTGTAGCTGCATATTCAGAATCACTAAGAGCAGCGATAGCCTTAGAAGGAAGGTAGCGCTCACCAGTCTCACTTGATTTCTTGCCAGACTTGGTGCGCCACTTCTGCTTGCCCCAATTCATTAATGATTTCTGAGAAGGCTTCATAACGCTTCCTTAACGACTACGCTTCATAGTCATTGTTCTTATGGCTTTCTTGCCTTGCTCTTGCCGTTGTTTCTTTAACCTTTCAAACTCTTTTTTACGAGCAAGAAATTCAGCGTCACTTTCATCTTTTCTTCGCTGAATGAAGTGAACGCCCTCGACTCCCAAGCCAGTTGCGTCTTTCCCTCTAGGATTTTTTTTGCCTGAGCCTAGAAGTGTTCTTATACTTTCTGACATTACTTATATCCTCCACCTGCTGCTTTATATCGCTTTGCTAAGAGTTGAGCCTTACGCGCAGACCACTTACCTGCCGCAGTGCCTTGAACATTCGCGGCCTTTATTCTGTTGAATAAGTTCTTCCGCATCTTGGGTTTGGTATAATTACCTGCTTCATTTACTGCCATACTTCACACTCTTGTTCTTTTTCCGAGCATAAGCCTTTGCAGCTTTCTTTCCCTCTTTGCTGTAGGAGAAAGTCTTTCCACCAACTTTAGGCATTTTTCTTCTTCCTTTTCTTTTTGGGCGCAGCTTTCGATTCATCAATGTCAGGCGTAGAAGGGTTGTCAGCCTTGTACGATCCCTTGGTTGTTCGCGCTCTTACTGGCTCTGGCCCTTCGACTAAACGCTTGGCATCAGCCATGCGCGTCTTGCCAGTGTAGTGAACCCCTGCAATCGTATGGGTTTCGCCAGTCCAGAGTTCGTTAGTGTGTGCAATGTAAAAAGCCATGATCCCTCCCTATGGCAGTTTGTCTTGGTCGGCCTGTTCTTGCTTGGCCCCACTCTTAATCATCTGCTCTTCCATTCTCTTAACTCGCTTTAGCAAAGAATGGTGGCGAGAGCTTATAACCCTCTGCCCAGACTTTTCTGCTTCGCGCATATCTTTGGCGTAATCTTTGCCTCGAAGTAAAGTGCGCAGCTTGTTCTTAGCTCTGTTAATGAGCTTGTTGTCGATGTCCTTCTCAATGTCATCAACAGCTTTATTCAACACCTCATACCGATATTGAAAACGCTTGCTTGGATTCTGCGGATTAGGCATCAGTAATTGCTTCTCAAGGCTGTCAGCAGCGAAGATCGCTGTCCAGTCGCCATTTGCTTCGGCACATCCATCAACTTCATATCGCTCCGCTTCTTCTTACTTACGCTAAGAGATGGCAACGGCTTCGGGTCTACCTTCATCTCTTGGTAATATTCCTCAGCAGTCTTGCCGCTAGAACCACCAATACACATGGCCTATCCTTTCTTATGCCGCTTCGCAAAGTTACGAGCCGCTTCCACAGAGCCAAATCCCCACTTCTTTAACGCCAATGCCTTTCGAGTCGGGCGACCCTTCTCATCTTTCATCGGCCCCTTCATCCCTGCAAACCGAGCAGCAAAAGAAACACGACGAGGATTTGTACCCTTGGGAACAGGCGGCTTTAGATTAGCCCCCTCCTTGCGCTTGAAGTGAGCGCGACCTGCAGCAGTCAAGCCACCAGTCTTGCTCTTATGTTCCTTCCTCATTCTTCTTCTTCCTTAAGTATCCACCACTCTTGAGCGCAGCCTTGGCGACAGTCATGTCAGCCCTATCCGGCTGCTTCTCTGGGGTACGGTCAAATCTACTCATGCTCGAACCTTATGCAGATAAAAATATTTTTCACAATGCACAAATTAGTTGAGGTGCTTCTGAGCAGAATAATGTGAGTAGGAGAGAAGTAACATAGCGTGAGCTTGCAGTTTTCCCCCCCACCCCCTATCCCAGATCAATAGAAACCTTTATGTCCCCTGCCACCTGCACTTGAGAACGATCAATAGGTTTATACCCTGCACGATCTAGCAAATCCTTACTGGCTTCCAACTGGACATACTCAGACTTAGCACTTGTTGCCAGCCTTCTCACTGTTCCTGCTGCCAATGTAGCACTCAACCCAAATTCCTCATTCATCCTCTGCATCAAGTACTGCTGCACATGAGGCAACTTCATTGTCTTGCAAGCAGTCACTCTTCCAGACTCGCCCGCACTGTATCCAGCTATCTCCGCAGCTTCCCTGATGGTGCATCCTCTTGCTACGATGGTGTCAACAAGTGCGGTCTGTTTGTCTGTCAGCTTCTTAGTTGAAATATCATTCATTGTGGTATCCTTCCGTTGCCCCCCCTCTCCCTCTCTCCCCCCCATCTAAGCCTTATCCCAAGCATCTGTGTCAATAGTTACGCTACGTCACCTTGCCAATTACGCTACGTCACACCTTGCCAAAACTGTTGACGCAGTTTGGGCCATTTTGCTTTTTATTGTGCTTCGCTCTCTTTTTTGCAAAACCGCGCTACCCATCAGAGACAGAGCCACTAGGGTGTCTCTGCGGCCTGTGGGCCGTGGGTATCGCTTGTCCTTGGGGGGTTAGTCCACAACCCCCCAAACCCCAAGTGGTAGAGAGATGAAAAGAAGCTTCTTGTCACCCCCCTGCCCCCCTCAAGGGGGGGGGATTTGTACCAACGCCGAAGCTCGCGTCTGGCCCACGCCGTCATGGAACAGCCAGAACCCTTGGTAAACACGGACGTGGTTGCGTGTTGACCAATGAACCATGGCTATTCCCTGTCGTCGTCGTCCAGCCCCTCACTTCGGGTTGGTTCAAATCGAAGAAAGCTAGTCGTTAACATAGGAGACATACAAATGACTAAGATTATAGACGCAATCGTTGAAACATATACAAACACCACCGAACTCTACATCCGTGGTAACAACCTTGACCGCTTTGCAAAAGCCGATGGATGGCAAGTTGTCGATACGCTTAAATTCCATTGCGAGCGCAAGCTTAAGCGCGAGATTCAAGACCTAGAGTTTTGGATCAGCCGTCAGGCAGACCGCGAGGCAAACGCTAAGCGATGGATGCAACGGGATCGCAAGAAATTCACAGGCGACGAGATCAGCACGACAAACCTTCAAGCATCCGTTGCTCAATACAAGGCAGAGCAGTTTGGCTTGCAGGTAATTCAGGCCGAACTAACGGCGGCGCAAGAGGCTTACAAGAAGCTGACAGGCGCGGATTATACAAGCATCGAAGATAAGCCAGATGCCGAGTTGCCCGAAGACATCGCGGCCATGTTCGCAGAGATGGACGCACTAGAGGCAGCGTCCGAGGATGAGCCGCCCAAGCGAAAGCGTAAGGCATAACAGAGACAACGGGCGTTGCTGAAAGGCAGCGCCCAAAAAATTTCGTCGCTCGCTATCGCTCGCTCCTAGCTAAAAGAGAAGGGGGCGGCAGAGAGGCGATGACCTTCGCGGCACACGCCTAGCTTAAGTGTGTGTGTGTCGATGCGCTTCTCAGCAGAGCGCATTGAAAATGAAACCTAAAAATCAAAGTGACGTAACGTCACAATGGATTATTAATTATTAACACTGCATACTAGCAGTCCCTATCGTCATGAAAAGGAGAAACAAAATGACATTCATGAAACCTATCAACGATTGGAACTTCCCAATCAAGATGATGCCAACGCCCAACGCCGTGACTGGTGAGCCTGTGCCTAATTCGGTGCAAGTAATCCGCACCGACACTGATGAAGTGATGGGCGTTCACGGCAGTAAATACAAACCTGTTAGCCATGATCTAGCTGTTGAATCTATGCTTGATGCAGCCAAAGCAGCTAACATTAGTTCAGACTTCAAAACTAAGATCGAAGTCTATGAAGGTGGTCGCAAGCTAAGAGCTAGGATCATATGGCCTGATGTAACTATCGAACCAGAGGTCGGTGACTATGTGCGATACGAAGCATTAGCAACTAACAGCCTTGATGGCAGTTGGTCGTTTGCTCAATGGAGTCAAGGCAATCGGTTGTGGTGCAAAAACGGTTGCACTACTGCTGACATCTCAGCTTATTCTAAATATAAACACACACGATCCATCAACGTAGAAGGATCAGCTATCAAGATTGCCAATGGGATGTCTGTCTTCAAAGAACAGAAAGACATATGGCAATCTTACATGGCTGTGAAGATCAGCAATGACCAAGCAGAAAGCTTCTTCAAAAAGCACCTTTGCAAAATGCACACTCGCCAAGCCAACGTCACCAAGACCAACGAGCGCCAACTAGAAAACCTGCTCGGTCTATGGGGAGATGAAAGATCACATCTCGGCCCGAACAAATGGGCTTTATACAATACCCTAACGCATTGGGCGACACACACTCAGGATATGCGCAGCCCTCATACAGCGCGTCATAACCGTGAGGCAATCATCACCAGTGCAATGCGCTCTAACACATGGAAGGAATTGGCATGAGAGTAACACGCCAACATTTCGAGTACATAGCGGACAACTTTGCGCCGCTTGTCTCATCACCCATCGTAATCGAAAAGATTGCTGATGATCTTGAGAAACTAAACGACAAGTTTAATCGTGAAAAGTTTCTCGCAAGAGCCATCGCTAATTGGGAGCAGCAAAATCTGCCACCAATTATTGATGACGAAATCCCATACTAAAAGGAGACAGCAAAATGGGAATGAAAATTATCCGTGGATTAAATATGCCAAAGCCAAAAGGTGACAGCATAAAGTCAACTCTAACGTTGATGCAAGTTGGTGATGCTGTGAAAGCAGACAGCAAATTCCAAGCATCTTACATTAGAAAAGTAATGTCAGAGCTTAACTTCAAAGTAACTCAACGCAAGATTGGTGATGAAGTTTACCTGTGGAGAATCGAGTAATGATTGGGCTTGTTCGCAATGAGTGCATCCACGACCCAGATGCAGCAACAGCCAAGCAATACTACCGCATAGGTCAGTTGCTTTATGAGTGTACGTTTCTAAACCCTCACTCAATTATTCAAATACCAGAGCTTTCTATGCCTATCTCAAGAGATACTGCATCAGATTATATCTCTGAGTTGTTAGAAACTAAGAACGCTCTGCGCATAGAATGGATTAAAAATAATCCAAGCGCAGTGCCGCCTTGGATGCGAGAAGGAGAAATCAGTGACAAAGACTGAAATCGAAAAAGCAATTCAGCACCATATGAAAGATTACAACGAGTTAATCGAAAAGTATGGGACTGGTGTAAGGCCAAGTTGGGTGTCGGCTGAACTAGCCCACATTGGAATAGCCTTACAAGGTTATAGACTCATCTTAAAAGAACAGGAGGTTGACTTCTAGCTGCGTCTATGCAGTAAGTGCGATATGAAATCGTACTTGCAAACCATAACAGATTGTTCAACGGAGTATAAAATTCCGTTGAGCAAAGCTTTCCAAAGGGCGCAAATCCCAACATCAACATACTATCGGACAGTAAATGGAGCGACAGAGTTAAGGTACGAGACAGCCGCAAAGGTGTTCAATGCCATCGAAGAGCTTCACTCGATTCAACAAGCCCGTGAGTATACCCAAAGATTACGAGAAGCTAATCAAGATGTTAATAGAAGCTCGGTTCGAGCGAGGTTTAAGCCAAGAGTCGCTAGCCCATAGCATCGGGTGTACGTCATCACTGATCCACAAGTGGGAATCTCACAAGAGAATCCCTTCTGGTTTTATGCTGATGTGTTGGTTAGACGCATTAGAATATGACATCAAAGTCCAAAAGAGGTAGTGCAATAACTTGCATTGCTTGTGAAACAGTAACGGAATGGTTCGTTGCTATTTGTAAAAACAACAGTGCAGCTACCTATGAAAAGCATTGGTATGTCTGCCTCAATTGTTACGAGGAAGATAGATGGCAAACCGTAACAAGAACAAAGGAACTTACCACGAAAAGTGGTTCGTCAACTGGCTCAACGAAATCCAAGCGCCGATCAAAGCGAAGAGGCAACCCCTCTCAGGCAGCTTGGGAGGCGAGTATAGCGGAGACATCAAGCTCGAAGTCTTCGGACGAGAAATGGTAGGAGAGGTTAAGTATAGGGACAAATCCAACTTCCCTAGCCCCTTCTCAGTATTAGATAGGCGAGACATTGCCTTCTATAAAAGACGGACAGGCAGTCCGCAAACGCTAGTCATTATGTCTGGCGAAGAGTTCAAACAGCTAATGGAGAAAGCAAATGAACGAGGTAAAGACCCCTGACTTTGATGGAGACGATTATGTTTCCAAAAGAGATAAGCCAAGACTGACGTTACAGATACATCAAGTTAGAATGTATATGGAAAACGCAGGTTGGCTATCAGTAAAAGATATAGCGGCTGAACTTAACTTCCCAGAGCCAAGTGTATCTGCACAAATTAGAAACCTCAGAAAGAAAAGGTTTGGTTCACGAACTGTTGAGCGCAGGTATCAAGGCAATGGCCTATATGAATTTAAATTGATGCCAAAGGATGATGCGGATGAAGAAGCCAACTAACATCGGCAAGTATGTCGAAAGCAATGTGTGGGATGCACACGTTAGCAAAGCAACAAGCTCACCTCACTACGCTAAAGAATACAAGCGTACAAATTATGTTCTCGACGAATACGAGGTGATGGCTCGACGCATCAAAAACGGAGAGCCAATCGGCGAGAGCTATCTTAAAGGTAAGCAGAAAGAAAGGCTGCTAGAATTTACAGACCTAACCGAGTCTGACTTCAAAAAATATCTTGCGTAGTCTGCATATATGCAGTAGTCTAACTACTGTACCAGAAGGAGAAAATCATGAAACGAACTGGCTTTATAGGCGGGTCTGACTGTGTAAAAATTATGCAGGGTGACTGGCTTGAGTTGTGGCAGATCAAAACAGGTCGAATAAACCCACCTGATTTGTCTAAAAATTTAGCTGTGCAAATGGGCATACACACTGAGGACTTCAATCTTGAATGGTTCGAGAATGAATACGACTGTGTGCTGTCAGATCATCAGCGTGAATACAGACATCCCATTGGCATTGTTCCTGCAAGGGGTACAATAGATGCCATGTTTGGTGACGCTGTTGTTGAAGCAAAGCACACTAACTCATTCAACAAAATGGATGATATAATCCAACGCTATATGCCACAGATACAATTGTATTGTCGGCTAGCAGAATCACCAGACGCATACTTGTCTGTAATTTTTGGCAACAGCAAGTGGGAGTCAACAGTTGTCTCATACGATAAATCGTATTTCAATTCTATGTGGGCGGTGGTGTCTGATTTCTGGGGTTACGTTACACGCGACGAAGAGCCGCCTAGTGATGTCGAAACTGGACACATATCAACCGACTCCGTTCAGGTGGACAACATGGTCGTACGAGACGCCTCGACAAGCAACGAGTTCGTCAGCACCGCAGCCACATACGTTCAAGGGCTTGAGCAAGACAAAGTATTCCAGAACGCAAAGAAGTCCCTCAAAGAAATGGTCGCCCCAAATGAGAGAGAAGTTTACTGTGATTTCCTCACAGTCAAACGAGACAAACGAGGGGCGCTAAGAATTAGTAAAACAAATGGAGAAATAAAATGACTATGGAAATATGGAACAGGCTTTCAAAGTCTGACCCCAAGTATCTCAAGAAGGTCAGCTTTGGAGCGCGTAGCTTCACAGCTATTGACCCACAATATCAAGTCAGAATGATGACCGAAGAGTTCGGCCCTGTTGGTGACGGATGGGGTTGGCACAGTGAAACAGAGATCGTCAATGTCAGCAACGGAGATAGCGCAGTGCTTGCTCATGTCTCTGTCTGGCATGGCAGTCCATCAAATGTATTCGGGCCGTTCACTGGCTGTCGTAAGTTCTTTGATTCTGTCAAAGGACGGATGGCAGAAGATGCCCCCAAGATGGCTGTCACTGATGGTCTGACTAAAGCTCTGTCGCACGTTGGCTGTAATGCTGACGTATTCTTAGGAGAAATGGATGGCAACAAGTATGCCGCAGACAGTGGTTCATCCAGTAGTGGGTGGTAATCTTGTGGAGAGGGGCGTTCTCCTGCCTCTGGACTAACCGTACAAGGGGCGGCGCGGTAGCTCTCCACTAAGAGCCGCCCCATCATTACTAACTAGGAGCCAAAAGCATGGCAGAATATGACGACACAAACCGAGGCGCAGCCTTTACACCCTTCCCCACGCAGAAGATGATTCTGCAGGGCAAGGTAAACATCGAAGGTAACGACAACAAAGTTGTCTTGGTTTCAGACGAAACGCGAGATGGCAGAAAAATTATCGAAGTGTTTCAGAAAGTCGGCGTTCTATTTGAGAACGACAAGAAAGGCAATGAAGCAGCACCAGATTATTCTGGCCCAATCAAACAAGCAGTCGAATCTCCACTTGAGAAACGCATTGCAGGTTGGCGCAGAATGAAGGACGGCAAGCCTTACATGTCTTTCAATGTCAGCGATAAGCAAGGTGGCACTGAGGAAAGGAACATTCCCGATCCATCAAAAGCCTTGCCAGAAGATGACATTCCGTTCTAGGATATAAAAATACTACCCAGTGAGTTTGCCTCAATACTCGCAGACTTGGGCGCTTTGGGATGACCCACCCAAGCGCCCATTTTTTTTCAAAGGAGACATCATGGAAACGTGGCAAGAAATAAAAGCAAGGCACAAGCGAGAGAAGATCGAACTGGTTCAAAGCTTTGCTGCTCATTACACAATGAAAGACGCAGCCAAGATATTAAAGTGTGACGAGCCTGTGCTTCGACGCTTTGCGCATCACAGCGATATAACATTCTTGAAAGCAAAGTGGCCTGATAAAGTGTGAAGCGGCGGTTTGCTTTTCCGATAACAGGCAGTCGAACGCTAGCAATGGGTTTCTGAGGTGCCGCCTCACACAAGTTCAGTAAACAAAACAAAGGAGGACAAGTCAAGTGACGCAACTAGAAAAGATGAAGGTCTATGCCAAGGTCGAGAACGCAAGGATGCTATCTCGCATAGGCGGTAGCAATGTTATCGCAGGGATGAAGGGCAGAGACGGAGGTTACAAAGGAGGAAGACCTAGCAAAAAGCAAAAGCTTTCCGAGAAAGCAGAAAAAATATTACTCTGCATGAAGTCCGATATGAAAGTCCGCGCCATAGCGGAGGTTGTCGGCACCTCGCATCAAGCAGTCAGCCAAATTATTAGTAGATATAATCTAAAGGAGTTGGCTAATGAACAGTCTTAGTTTTGCTTTCATTGCTTTCTTGCCCTTTGAATCATGGGATGACTGCCAAGAATTTGTGAGATTCCACGACCTGCATGGGTTTCACGATCAGTGTGTTGGCGTAGATAGAAGCGGCAACCGCACCAACTACGAGCAGGAACCAAAGCTTGCACCAGACTGGTCGCTCAGACCAAAAGCAAGACCACCAGAATTGGAGAAATAAAATGAATATGGAACAAAAGCATGAGTGTTTTGAAAACGCTTTAAGGGCTTTACCAAACAAAATGAGCGTAACAGATTTGCTCATCTTTGTGTTTGGTGTGTGCGATTGCTTTGATACACACCCAGAAATAGTAGCTCTAGGTTTAATAGCAGCAAAGCCTAGCAACGATGAAGAAGAAGACGAAGACGTAAAGATGAGCTTTGAAAGTAAAAAGCTGCAACAACTTCTTGGTAAAGCCTAGCCTACATCAATTCAAAATGTGGGCCATCAATAAAGGGGCGGCGACCTTGAGAACGGCGCAAGTCGATATAAGAGTTCATCGCCTCTTCCATTGTACCTTCCCATTCCATGACATTTGGGACAGACCAAGCGGCGCCCCAACGCAATTGAACAGAGTGAGCCATTGCGCCCTTCTTCATTGCATCAGCGATGTTGTCATAGAGAGGTAGCGACCAATCCACATTGCCACCAACATAAGCGAAGAGATCGACGGCATGGCAAAAGCCATCCTCTTGCCGCAAGTGTTTGCTCTTCATGGTTTGTGATGCGCCCTTGGCGACAAGAGCAGCTTGCTCTTCCTCGGTTCTCAAACCAATTCCAACACCAAAGTCCACATCAGTAAAGTCAATCGCAGACTTCACCACCTTGACCAGATCAGGGTGAACACCACGAAGGCGAGACAAACTTCTATCTGATAGTTTAAATGCCATTACTTCCTCCCAAAGAATTTAGTAGCTGATCTTATTCCAAAACTTGCAGCCACAATAACACCAAGTGTGTATTGATACCAGTCGGGCATAGTTTCCAAAGCAGCAAAACCATTGGCGACAATATCCCTGCCAGTATCGCCAAGGAACACAAGCACCAATGGAATTGAAAATAAAATTGTTAGCCACTCATCCTTCCAAGATGTTTGAGAGCCTTGGGCCATGATCCGTTCCCAGTCAGCAACAGACGTTTCTTTGCTAAGCATTATCTTAGCCTTGGCCTCTGCTTCAGTCAGCTTTAGCTTGGCTTCGGCAGCTTGCTTGTCTGCCTTACCTTTTAACCATCCCCCTGCAAGCTCTGTGAGGGGGGCTATAAGCGCTTGTATCATTTCTGTGACTCCTTACCCATCCAGATTCCAAAGCAGCCTGTGAGCGCCCCCATACAGACAGATACTAAACCTGATTGCTGTATGGTGGGGTCAGGCAATGACATATACCAGTGAACAGATTGATAGGTCAGAATGGTGACGGCTATCATCATAAGTCGGGGTACAATCTTCCAGTCATCTACAACAGTGTGGGCCATTTATATCCTCCCTGTTACGCCAAGCAAAACAACAATTGCAAAGCCAGTTACAAGTGTAAGAATCAAGCCAACGCTGCCCCATATAACAAGGCTCTCAAATCTTTCAGCCTTTAGCCTAGCTTGCTCTTCTTCACGTTCTTTCTTTTCCCTACGCACCCTTGCTCTAATAGCAATTAGTTCCTGCCAAGCAGAGTAGCCACGCAAATGAATTACAAGTTGACGAAGTTCGTCCTCTGCATCCTTTGCTTTCTGCAGCGCAACGAAAGTCTCCATTGCGTTTTCGTCTTCACTTGAAAAAGCACTGTTCTTTTTTTTGTTGTGCTTATTGCGCAGGTCATCAACGCCATCAAAGAACTCACCAATCTGCTTGGTGACGTTTACTAATTCTTGACCTGCCGAAACAGCAGCTTTAATTGCAGCAAATGCTGTTAAGGGATCAACCATTATTAACCTTGCATTGTCATCCGTAAAAGAAGAACAATAATAAAGCCAGATGTGCCGATAACCACAGCTTCCAGTCGCTTTACTCTATTGAACAAATCTTTAAATTGGATTTCCATTTCCGTTTTAATTGCCACGACTTCTTTCTCCAATCCGTCGATGCGTTGATGTGCTGATTGTACTGTCTGCTTCATTATTCTGCCTCTTGTATCGTGAGTTCACCTGTCTCAACCTGACGCATTATTTCTGCATAGTGGCGGTTTGCAGGGTCTAGGGGGACGAATAGCTCTTGACCGTCTATGGTGGCACGGATGGATGAGTTGGTGCCTGACAGTGGGTCAGCAACGTATTGGGCGAATGTGATTTGTGTAGTGTTCATCATAGTTCTGCGTCCATAACTGCATAGCACTCTACAACTCCGCTTGTGCTTGTGTAGGCAACACATGCGTTTCCAGTTGCGGTTCCACTTAATGCTCCAATATTAGAGTCAAAATCAAAGCTAGACACTGTTGACCAAGTAGTTGACAAGTTTGAACTTGTAACAGTTCCACTGGCAGTCCCGTTATAGACCCGAAGAGTCCCATCTAAAGTTACGGTAGGGGCGGCTCGCATAACAGGAAAAAAGTTTATACCCATTCGACGGGCAGACCAGCTTGACAATTCAACCCCCCTAAACATTGGGTTTGCCATCTTGTGATAATATCTTTTGCACCTCGCCAGTTCATCCCCGTATGAACGTGGATGCTCAAAGGGTGTGGCTGTGTCGCCTACTTCTAGTTGGACGCCTGTGAGATAGAAGGTTGCGCCAGAGGTGCCGACTACGGAGGTTGCGCCTGTAGTTGAACGGTAATCAGAACCAGACCAAGATCCAGCAGTGCCACTAAGGGTGGAACCAACACCAAGGCCATACCAAAGTGTCAAGCTACCTGTGTTGTCAGTTGCCCAAGTTCCTGAAGTATCTCCAGCTATGGTGACTGTTTTTTGTTCCCAAGTATTTGCGGCGCTAATTGTGTAAGTAAACGGATAACTTCGGTTTGACGCTCCGTTTTGAACCGATGCGCCAAATGTGCCTGTCAAACTTGAACGAACCCAGAATGAAATTGTGATGGATTTCGCATAAGCTGTTCCCCATCCAAGGTCGGCAACATTAAACCCTTCAATACGCTGCGCCGTAATGTAGTAATCACTTGCACCAATAGTTACTGCTGCGGCGACAGTAAACCCCATGTATTTTGTAAAGCCTGTTGGCAATGCAACAGAACCAGCATTTTGTTGATAAGTAAACTTGTTGACACCATTTGCAAAATAAAACCAACGGTCAAGCGTGTATGTTGTTCCGCTATTGAGCGTAACACTCGCTCCACCATTGCGCTGGTCAATGACCATTGAACCGTTTATGATCTTATTCCTGTTCGACAAAGCCCCATCACTGTAGGCATTGCCAAGTCGTGCTAATTGAAATGCCTTGCTGGTCATTCTATTCTCCTAGCAGAGTAGCCAAGTCCAGTGCCTTTAATGCCTCTGGTGTGCTTGCCGCAGCAATACGACTATCTGCTGTGATGTCACGAAGGGTGGCCTTTTGTGCTGCAATAGCATCTGCGCCTGACCCTGCTTCCAGAGCCTTCATGTAGTCTACATCCAGTGCTTCCAAACGTGGCTTGCGTTCAGCACGAAGATTGTCTTTGTGAATGTCTCTGGCCTTCGCCATGTCAACCTCAATGACTGCCTCGTTGAAAGCCCAAGCGCCCCGAAAGGTGCGGTCAGTTGGAACTGTAAGA